CGGCCTCCACTGCGCGGTTTTTTTATAGACGAAAAAATGGCAAACGGAAAATCCGAAGTCCGGTTTGAAATCCCGCTAGAGGACCTGGCGGTCATCGACGCATATTGCCTGTGCAATAACGGGCTATCTAGAACATCTGTCATGTCGGAAATCCTGTTGAATTGGACGAAAGATAAACGGTACGAGGCCATGATGATCTGCCGCGTTGCCGGTATCAATCCGATACGACCGGAGTCGGACTCCGACCGCACTCCGACCTCACCGGAGTCTGACCGGAGTCGGGGCTTATGAAACGCGAAAACATCCCGAAGAAGCTGCGTTTTGATGTGTTCAAGCGCGACGGCTTTCAGTGTCAATACTGCGGATCAACCCCTCCCTCAGTGGTTCTTGAGATTGACCACATTCACCCTGCATCAAAAGGCGGCACAGGGCAGGAAGACAATCTAATTACATCCTGTTTTGACTGTAATCGTGGCAAGGCTGCCGGGCTGCTTACGGTGGCACCGCAATCGGTTGCAGACAAGGCGGCGATACTCAAGGAAAAAAGGGAGCAGCTAAAAGCGTTTGAAGCATTACTGCACACCAAACGCATCAAGGAAGACATTTCAATCAATGAAATTGAGGACGTTTTTAAACTCTATTTTATGGGCTTCCATTTCTCGGACACATTCAGAGAATCAATACGACGAATTTTGCAGCACATAACCGTTTACGAGGTCACTGATGCAATGCACCTGGCTTGTCAGAAGATGGACAACAGGGAATCAGCAATCCGATATTGCTGTGGTATCTGCTGGAAAAGAATAAAGGGGAATTGACGATGGCACGCATCAGAAGTGTTAAGCCAGAATTCTGGACGGACGAGAAAATAGTCGATCTTTCTGCTTTTGCGAGGCTGCTTTTTATCGGGCTTTGGAACTTTGCAGACGATTATGGCCGGATGATCTATTCCCCCAAGCGAATCAAGATGCAAATATTCCCCGGTGACAACCTTGATATGGAGGCGTTACTCGGGGAAATTCGGGGGGATTCGCTGGTGAGCATTTATGTTGTTGATGGTATTGAATATTTACAGGTAAATGGCTTCGCAAAACATCAGAAAATAGACAAGCGTTCAGCATCAAAATACCCACCACCCACCGAATCCCCCCGAGTCCTCGAAAAAAATAGCCTAGGAAGGGAAGGGATCAAGGAGGTGGAGGTGGAGGGGAAAGATTCAAAAACAGGTTCGGCGGCGAAGCACTCCCGCGCGACCCCCCCTGTGGATAACTCTGTGGATAAACACATCGCCGCCGCCGCTCCAACCGCTGACGCAACCCAAAACCGAACCGCCGAACTCACCGCCATGCTCCGAAAGCGGGGCGCAGCATTGCCGGACGACGACCCGAACGTCCGCAAGTGGGCACAGGCCGGTATCAGCGACACCCAAGTGCTCGCAGCACTCGAAACAGCGCAGCAGCGACGCGCAGAGGCCTACAGCTCTCAGCCGATCAACTCCGGGTATCTCGACAGCATCATCACCGGCACCGACAGCAAGCCGGACAAACCCAAAAAAGCCCACGCTCCGCCGTGGTGGACGAGCAACGAGCTGATGACGGCGAAGGCCAGGGAACTCAAAATCACGCCGCCCATGCCCGGCGAATCGTGGGAACAGTTCCGAGGGCGGATCAACGCAAAGCTGGCCGAGGCAGTCGAAAAGGCTGAGACGTGACGACGACCTGCGCAGACTGCGAAGCCGACCGTGGCGTGTACGATTTCGCAAACGATTGCTGCCTGGTGAGGTTTATTTTGCATGTGCCGCTCAAGGCGATGCGCACAGCGTACTTGGAGCAGTGGACAGTGCGCTACGGGGAACCACGAATTGCCCAGGTGAAAATTCTGATCACCGAGGCATGGGCGAGTAAGCGCCGGGAGGCGCTGAGTTTTGGGAAAATTGACAAAACGGGCAAAGCCTAGCTTCGGGACTGGGGCTAAATCGAACGGAAACATAGCAAGGCTGCGTCGGAGCGTACCGGGTGATACGTTCCCTTGTCGCGTGTTGTTTTAAGCGGCGCAAGGGCGGTTTTAACGAATATAAGCAGTTTCTGAATTACGGGGTGGATCATGAACGGATGGATAACGCTTGGGCCGGTTGTGATTGCTCTTTTTTGGGGTGGCGTGGGCGCTTTGGGAGCTGCTTTTTTTATTTTTCAAGGCCGACGAGTGGGAGGCGGAAGATGAGGAAGATGCCCATGACTGGTGACACTACCGCGCCTGCGCACATTTGCCTTACTTGCGGTGGTTCTGGCTACACGGTTGAGCCGGTTTGCTGTGAACTTGGCGCGAATGGTTGCGACACTATGGGCTGCACCGGTCCGGAAGTGGATCGGGTTAAGTGCGAAGCGTGCAATAGTGAGGGGGTGGTGGAATGAATAAACCAAACGGAAAACGAATACCGCTGTTGGATTCGCTGCTTAATCGAGCCGTGCCGCCAGTGGCCGCGCCGCTGCAGCAAGAAGCACAACTGCGCATCGAGTACAAGCCCGGCGGAGTACGCATCTGTTTTTCGCAGCCGGTGACATGGGTTGGCTTTGATCCTGCCGGCGCAGAAGAACTGGCCGCGACGCTGGTTGAGTTTGCGAAGCTGGCGCGGGAGCCTGCGCCGGAAGAGCCGAGGATTGTTTTGCCGGAATAAATTTAACCCAAAGGAGAATCGCAATGTTCAGTCTGCAAAATCAATCCGCAAAACTCACCAGCGTTAACCCTCGCGCTGAAATTCACGGAGACGAGCACGTCATGGCCGCTGACCTGAAATTCGAGATCAAGGTCAGCAACGATGTGCTGTCCGAATTCGACCATGCGCTCAAGTCAGCGCTGTACGAAAAAGGCAATGCTGCTCAGGGAGAATTGATCGACGAACCGGGACATCTTCCGTCGCTCAGGTTCCCGTTGATGGCGCCGATAGGCTGGGGCAGCGAATTGCCCGGCTACGAGACGCGCATCCATCACGGCATCGGCGGCAACAGCGACATCAGCATGGACGACTGCAAGGTTGATAAATTCACATTTGAGCCACAGGACGGGGGAACCGTTGTCGTGCGCTTCCGCGTCATCGCCCATCCAGGTGCGAACGATCTCGGGCGATTGTGCGAAATGATTCAGCAGGAAGTCGAAATGTCGCTGATTGAGCCGGAGAGTATTCTGCCGTGATTACGCTCACGCTTCCCTACCCAATCAGCGCGAATTTGTACTGGCGCACTCGCGTCGTTGGCAGTGTTGCAATGACCTACGTCAGCGCGGAGGCCAAAGCGTACAAGCTACATGCGGCATGGGTAGCGAAGGCCGCTGGTGTGCGTGTGACCGATCTGTGCGTGGTTGTGTCCTACGTGCTGCATCCGAAGCTCACGGTCAAGGGCGTGGCCAGCAAGGTACGTTGTGACCTGGACAACGTGCTCAAGGTGCTCGGTGATGCGATGAACGGCGTTGCATGGGTCGATGACCGGCAGATCGTGGAGATACATGCGCGCATCGGTGAGCCGGTGAAGGATGGGGCGATCTCGATCAGCATCGAGCAGGTTGTGCCGAAGATCGAGCAGATGGTAATTCCGATTGATGATTTTAAAATTCCGCGCACTGTTGAAGCGAGGCCGTTCTAACCGATGACCGCTGCCCACGACGAAAAAATCGACTGGTTCCGCGTAATCGTCGATCTGTGCAATCGCGGGTATTCGCACCGCACCATCGCCGCCGTTACCAGCGTTGCAACAAATACCGTGCGGGGCTGGCGCGATGGAGCGCGTCCGCGCTACGAGGATGGCGAGCGGTTGATCGCTCTGTGGTCACAGGTTACCGGAAATAGTCAGGAAACTGTGCATCGGATTAACCGACACTCTCATTTGTGCTAGGAGTGGAAATGCAAAAACTGACTCAAACTAAGCTTAAAGAATTGCTGGATTACGACCCGCTGACCGGCGTTTTTGTTTGGAAGACGCGCCCTGCAAATTGTATTCACATTGGGGATATCGCTGGCTCTGTAAATAATTATGGCTACGGTCAAATTCAAATTTATGGAAAAAACTACTCATCGCAGCGGCTTGCTTGGCTATATGTTCACGGCACATGGCCTGAGTTCCAAATAGATCACAGAAATCACAACAGGGTTGATAACAGAATCGCAAATCTGCGCGATGTAACGCCGGTTGGGAATGGGCAGAATCGAATTAAAGCGCAGGCTAACAACCTATCTTCGGGGTTGCTCGGTGCATCTTTCAATAAACGGTGCGGACAGTTTTCAGCGCAAATAAATGTTTCAGGGAAAAGGGTGCATATTGGCTATTTCGATGATGCCGAATCTGCGCATGCAGCATATCTTGTTGCCAAACGGGAACACCATTCGACCTGCACTATTTGAAAAACTTTTATCCATCAACCAACCAGCAAGGAGCGCAATCGTGGCCAAATCAGGCGTACACATTCCAGGTGAAACATCGAGCGCCGCGGATGGCGGGAGCAATGAACTCAGCCCAGGCTCACCCGTCACACAGGAGCAGTTGAACGCATTGCTCGCACAGAATGCCGATCTGATGCGGCAACTCGCGGCTGCCGGCAAGCCAAAAGTTCGGAACGCAAGCGCAGATGCCGACCTGCCCGATCAGAAGAGCATCGACTTGGCCACGCTGAAAAATCCGGTGCTGACGAAGCAGGGCTGGCTGGTTCCGCCCGAGTACGGCACGCATCGCAACGCCCTGAGGTAACGCGATGTGTGGCAGTCTGGCAGCAGATATTCACAACTTCGGCAGCAACATGGCCGATCCGATCACTCGGAAGATCATCAAAAAAAACACCGACTGGGTGCGGGATAAAACCGGGTGGGACGCTGAGACCGGCGAGCGGCACGGCGCCCCCGAGCCAGGGGATGATCCGGCTGCGGAAGCACAGGCTGCACAGTCCGCAGCCGAGTCTGCGCGCCGCAAGGTAGAGCAGGAGGCAACCGCCAAGGCTAACCAGGACTTACTTGCCCAGGCTCGCCGCAAGCGCGCGCAAAAGGGGTTGCTGTCAACCGAGGCTGGCATGAACATTCTGGCCAGCGGAAATTCTAGCTCATCGAACGTGCTGGGCAGTGGCGGCGCGTAATGGCAGATCCGAAAGCAATCGTCCGCCGGCTGAGTTCGCTGCGCTCGTTGCGTCAGCCGCACGAGCAGGCATGGCAAGAGTGTTTCGATTACTCGTTCCCCGAGCGTGGCACCGGACTGATGAGTTCCGAACTCACGCCGCAGTCCGCGCAGACCAAGAAGAACCGCATCCTCGATGACACTGCGGCCGATAGTGCGCGCATCCTGAGTGCGGGACTGGTGAGCGGCACGACACCGGCGAACTCGATCTGGTTCGGACTCGACTCCGGCAACGAACAGGACGACAAGAACAGCGAACAGGACGACGAGGATCGCTGGCTGGATGATGCGTCGCGCACCATTTTTGCCAACATCCACTCCGCGAATTTCGATGCTGCAGCATACGAGTGTTGCATCGACATCGTGCCGGCCGGATGGTTTGTGTTGTACGTGGACGAGAATCCCGAAGGCGGCTATCAGTTCGAGCAATGGCCAATCGCGCAATGCTTCATATCCGCATCGAAGCGCGGCGGGCTGGTTGACACCATCTTCCGCGAAGACGAACCGACCGTCGAACAACTTGTCACCGAGTACGGTATCGACAACGTGTCGGATGATGTGCGCAACAAATTCAAGAACGAGAAATTCGACGAGAAGGTCAAGATTTGCCACGCGATCTATCCGCGCAAGATTTATGCGGTCGGCGGGCGAATGGCCAAGAACTTGCCATTCGAGTCGTGCCATGTAGAGATCAACAACAATCACCTGCTTCGTGAATCCGGCTATCACGAATTCCCCTGTGTTGTCCCGCGCTGGATGCTCACGCCAGGCACGTCGTATGCGACCGGCCCGATGTCGTCTGCGCTGGGTTCAATCCGCACCATAAACGACATCAAGGCGATGGAGCTGCTCGCGCTGGATATCGCCGCAGCCGGAATGTACAAGGCCGTCGATGATGGCGTGCTCAATCCGACCTCAATCAAGCTCGGCCCGCGCAAGATAATCGTGATGAACAGCATCGACTCGATGCAGGAACTGAAATCGGGCGCAGACTTCAATGTGACTTTCTCTGCTGAGGATCGTCTGCAGTCCGCCATCCGCAAAATACTGCTGGCCGACCAACTACAGCCGCAGGGTGGCCCGGCCATGACCGCGACCGAAATCCATGTGCGTGTTGCGCTGATACGTCAACTGCTCGGCCCCATTTACGGACGATTGCAAGCCGAGTATTTGCAGCCGCTGATTACGCGCTGCTTCGGGCTGGCCTATCGCGCAGGAGTGCTCGGCGAGGCGCCGCCGTCATTGCAAGGCCGAGTGTTCACCGTGAAGTACATCTCGCCGCTGGCGCGTGCGCAGCGGCTGGAAGACGTGACTGCGATGGACAGGCTTGAGACCACGCTGCTTGCCGAGGCGCAGGCCGACCCTGGTGTGCTGGATGTGTACGATTTCGAGGCAGCGGCGCGCGAACGCAGCGATTTCCTCGGCGTGCCGAAGAGCGTAATACGGACACAGAAGCAAGTTGATTCGTTGCGCGACACCCGCAAGAAAGTTCAACAGGAACAGCAGCAAAAGGCGCAGGCCGCTGGTATGCAGCAGGTGGCCGGGGAAGCGATGATTAACAAGATGGCGGCATGATTGTGGGCAGAACAAAAGCACGCAAATCTTGGGGGATGATGACGTGGCAGCCACTTTTGTAGCAGCATCTGCAGTATGGACAGTTTCTCTCAATGATCCTGCCATTCCTTCTGGAACTGCTGCTGGTGATAGGATGTTTTTATTTTGTGTTGCCAAACCTTATGATGCTACTTTTGATGCTATATCAGGGTGGACTAGATTAGACGCTGCGTGTGGAACCAATGGTACAACTGCTTCCAGTGTTGACCTTGGCTCCGTTAAGTGGGAAGTATGGTATCG